GTGCGCTTGCGTGCGTTAGCGGCAAACTCTTCAAGCGCGGCGTCAACCTCGGCCTGTTCAAGCCCTGCCGTCTTCGCGTCCATCGTGCCGTCAGCGAGCTTTGTCAGCGTGTCGATGTCTAGCTTGATTTCCTTCTTTGTGACTTTGGAAATCATGACTCCCGAGTCCTTCATCTTTTGCAATTCAGCGATGCCGCGAGCGTGCGCGAATTTGCTGTCAGAGTTGAAGATAATGGAAAGCGCTTCTTTCTTCTGCGCCTCGACCATCCGCTTAATGTCAGTTGAGAGATTAGCCGCATTGATGATCTTGCCCGCGAAGTAATCCAAGATTTTAGAGTCTTCGCCAAAGATCAATTCAAGACGTTGCAGCGTAGTCCATAGCGACTCCGACAAAAATCCACGCATACCGAGCAAAGCGCGACGCATCACGCCCTTGTTCAAATTCGTGAGGTTATCGGCAATGGCCGGATTTAGCTCGTCACCTTGCAAGATGGACGATTTGCCACTCTGGCGCATGTCATCGAGAAACGCCTTGCGCTCTTCATCAAGTAGCTTTTTGCCCTGCTTACCCTGCTCAATCGTCTCGTTTAGCCACAAGAAAGCGGACTCGCGGGATGCAGAGTCCTTCGTGCTCCAAACTTCAAATAGGCGAGCAATGCCTAGCTTTGTAAGTGCATCTTGCACTTCTTCCGCAGACTCCGATTCCTCGACCTGTTTTTCTAGCGCGGCCTGCTCTTTGGCTTGGCTTGCAATGTCTAAGTCAATAAACTCGGCTGCATAGTCCACCTGTTCCGTAGCTGTGGAAAGAATCTTGCCGGAGATTCGCCCGCTTGAATCACGCTTTGATTGATAACGTTCAAGCAATTTATCAACCGCCGTTCCATACTGCTCCTTGAGATGCTTCTCTAGCAACTCCTGGCCGCGTTCAAGTTGGCGTTGTAAGACCTTCAGCCGTGCCGCCTCGCTAGCCTTGCGTGCTAGGGTAACAAAACCGCCAATCTTGCCACGAATTTCCTGCGGGAACATGGCAACGATAGCCTCTAGCGTGATGAGGTCACGAACGAGTGATTCACGCGGTGACCAGTCTTCTTTCTGCATTGCATCGGCTTCATCGCGCCATGCTTGTGCTTCTTGGCGTGCTTGTTCAAACGCTGCTTTTTCGACCGCTTTAACTGCGGCCTCGGCTTTGGCGTAATCGGCCTTAGCGTTGCGATGCGATTTAATGGACGATTCAAGCGCGGCCCACATCTCGGAGGCGTAATCAAAGCCGAGATTATTTGCCATCACGTCAGGCATAATGCCGCCAGCCTTTGCATACCATTGCGGCGGAATCCAGCCAGCATCGTCGTATTGATCTTTGATGTTTCGACCTTCACGTTCAGCCGTAGCTTTTGACATGAGCTTTCCATTGTCGTTAAGCATCTTCGCAATCAACGGATCATCTTGAAGCGTGCCAACACCTTCAGAATACGCCATCAGAGTGTCTGGCGTCAGCTTGTCCATGCCCTCATTCACAAGCTCAATTTCACGCTGCGCCTGCCGCATCGCCTGCTCTTTGTCCAACGACTTCACCGTGCGCTTTTCGCTAATCGGCCTGATCTTGTTGCCCTGCGGTGTCCATCGCTCGTTGCTCCATTTATCGGCGAGCTTGGCAAACTGGCGGATAACTTTGGACTTAACCTCTAACGCGCCAGCCGGATTCTCGGCAAAGTTGCGCTCTACTTGATCGCTAAGTTCGTTGAGATTGCGGATGGGCGAGATGCTAAAGTTAATATTCGGCGTCTCAGGATTAAACCGCTGAGATAGCGGGATGACGTTGCCAGCATCGTCGTAGGTTACTGGATCGGCGGATTTGATTTGGGATGGATCAAAAGCAACGCGAATAGCATCCTTGTAGTTAAATGTGTCATCTTTAAGATAAAACTGCCTCAAAGTTAATTCTCCACCACGAACTCGAACGGATTCATTGCCATAGTTTTTAGCTGATTCCTTATCTGGGGTAAAATAAAAACCTTTGCCAAACCTTCCTTCTTTTGCCTTCTTTTTGTCAAATATGTTAAACGGTGAATTGCTACCATGCCACACTGGTTCCACGTTATAACCAGCCGCTTTCGCCACAGCATCCACCATCTTCTGCAACAGCGTGCGATTCTTTTCCGGTTCTTTGGCTAACGCAAGGTATTCGGCGTCCTGCTCTGGAGTGACGGGCGAGATGCTGAACATCATATTCCCAGCGTCGATCACTGCTTGCGCTTCCTCATCAACGCCAAGCATCGCCTTTGCCTCGTCTATCGCTTGCCCTTCCATCTGCTTTACCTCGTCGATGCCGAGGACTTTATTGATAAACGTGTCGTATTCTTCGCCGAGTTTGCCTTCATCGCGGGCTTTAGTGATAGCTTTAACAGTGCTGAACACGCCTTTAAGGTAGGCAGAAAACGCACGAAACACGGCAAGGATACGCTTTAACGCGCTGGCTTCCTCTTGAGTATTTGCGCCCATAACAGACGCCTCAATGGCGCGAGAAATAGACCCAGGTTTCATGCCAGTGGCACGGCCTTGGCGATCACGTCCTAGCACGTCACGAATGACCATTTCAGACACGGTTTCACGCAGCATGGTTTCATTGCCTTGGCCATTTGCCAACGTGCGTAGATTGTCAATGAATTGAGCCTCTTCGGCATTAAGTGTCGTCACGCCTTCAAAAGCAGGCAAAAGCGCGCGCATTGCCGTGCGTGTCTCTTGATCTGAGAACGTGCCGTTTTCCATGCCCAATCGCCACGTTGATTCAAAATTCTCATGCAGGAACGTAATCACCTGCGGCTGTCCTTCCGCTTGCGATTTGTAGAGGTTCATCCTGCGAACGATCTCTTTAGCCCCATCGGCCACGCGCATCGGGAAGACTTCGTTCGATCCGTTAATGTGCGCAAAAACGCCACGCGTGCCTGTCTTAATACCTGCAACTTCAGCTTCTGCGCGGACGGTTTCAAGAGCTTGAGGGCCAAGCTGGCGCTGAGAGATAATAGCGCCACTAGCATCGCGCCGAATAGCCACGACTCCAAACTCTTCAGATGCCTCAACTTTTTCACCTGTAAGCACAGTTTCAGCCTGCCTGCCTTTTTCGTAATAGCCGTCAATCACGCCGACTAATTTATCGGCCTCTTGCTGGCTTCCTACTTGGCGAAGATCGACTGCGATACGACGAGCAGCTTCGGCAGAATCTACAGGAATGATTGTCCCATCACCAACGGCAACTTGCCAGCCCGCAGGAGAGCGCGTGACATTTACCACAAATTCAGGCGATGATGTGTCTATTAACGCCGCTGCGTTAGCTTGTTCAGATTGTAGGCTTTTAAGCCTTTCAGCAGCTTGAATGCGTTGTTCTGCCGTAGCCTTTACTTGCGCCATGTCAGCGCCTTTTGCATTAATCTTCGCCCAATCCAAACGCATAGCGTCTTCCGCTTCGCTCCATTTGCCAGCATTAGCTAGCTCGCTAATTTTTGCGGCAGATTCTGGCGAATACTGAGCAGCAATGAGCATGTCAGGCGAGCGCGCAAGTTGACGACCAGCGCGAAAGTCTGACAACTGACCAGTTCCAGCGCCAACAATAGCGAGCGGCAAGATTGTCGAAATAAGCTCAGGCAAGCTTTGTGCAAACTCGCCAAGAAAACCATTCCAGTCAGATCTAGGAAGATCCTGGCCTAAAGCTTTGGAAAGGTCTTGAATAGCAAGCGGTGTAACGCCTTGAATAAACTCTTCACTGACCTCCGTAGCTGTGCCGATTGCCGCCCGTGTGGCAAACATGCCAAGCGCCCCAGTTGCGCTAAAAATTGGCTGAGTAAATGCACGTTTAAGATTAGGAAGTCTGCCAAACAAGAAACGATCTGACGCAATTTCCGTGATTGCTTGAAACGGTGCTGACACGGTAGCAATGGCGTTTGCCGAATCACGCGACATTTCAGGATTACTCCGCCTGATGTCGTTATAAGTAGACCGCTGGAAACTGCCAAGCGTTACAGCAGCGCCAACGTAAGGCACAAAAGACCCCAACGTCATTGGTAGCATTTCAGCAGCCCCGGCAATGTTCATGCCTGCAATCTTTACCGCTTTCAACGGCGCAAGTTTTCCAGTAGCGATGTCGCGCATGTCGTCGCGAAGATCGAGAAAATCAGCGCGTTGCGCCTTTTGTTCTGGCGTTTGCGCCTCGACATCAAAGCCATACGACTGCCGTAAAAACTCGCCAGCTGTGCTTTCTCCTGCCGTTTCTAATGAGCTTACGGCTGTATCAAGATAACGCTCCATTCCACGAACAAAAGCCGTTTTGATTCGCTCGGCATCACCAGCTTTAGACTCTCCTGGAGTTTGCAGCGAAAGAGCTTCAAGAACGTATGGACGATCTTCTTTGGGAATCTTTACAAGCTCGCTAGCCATTGCGCCCCAGTCCATGCCTTCCTCCGATGTGTCAATGTTTCGCGCCATATCCGCCACGGCTTTAATCGTGTTTCGGTATGGATTTACCTTTGCGGCCATTTCATCGTGAGCAGCCCTAGCAAGCCCGAGATAATTTGTCATTCTGCCGGGAATTATTGATCCGGCTTCTTGTGTCTCAACCTCACGAAACTTGCCAAGCCACGATTCACCGCGAGCCGCAGCAATGCGGGCAGCGTTTGCAATCTTTTCTTGCGCTCTGTAATCGGTAGCGATTTTGCCAAAAAGATCTTCATCAGAAACATCTTTCGCTTCACGCTCGCCAAAGTAACTTCTGACAATGCCGTCTTTTTGTCCCTGCCATCCAGGATGATAAGGATTTGCCGGAACGCCAAGAATTCGCTCAGCCCATGCCGAAGTTGCCGAAGAATACAAAAGCGCATTCCTGTCTGGAAGTGGATATGACTCCACTTCGCCACCAAGAGCTCCAAAATCCTGAATAATAAAGGCCTCTCGAAGTCGATTGTCGGCGTCCTTTTGTGTAGATGGTCGAGTGATTGGCATTATTTTAAAAGTCGTTGTTTTTCGATTTGCTGAATTTCTTCTGGCGTGAGTTGAATTTGTCCACTCTTACCTTCCGATGATGGCGCATAACGAAAATAATCCATAACCTGATCGGCATATGGTTCCGCCAACATCCGCACCGATGCATTACGAGCTTGCTCGCGTGTCTTAATTTCTCCCGATTCAACCATGCGCTCAAAATCGGTGGCTAATTGATCGCGAATGGAAAGTAAAGACCTGAACTCAGCTTGTTTATCAACAGGAACCTCTTTTGTGTCTTCATCCATAAGCGCTTTAAGCTTAGGCTCATAAACGTAATCAAGAAACTTTTTATGATTGGCAATTTCACTTTCGATTGGAGATGGTGGCGTGCGTTGTTGTTGCTTTTTGTAAAACTTTTCACGCAATGAACTTGTTAGTTTTTCGTCGTAAAGATTGAGACGATTGATTGTGTCAACGATCTGAAACGTCTTTGCATCTTCAGGATCGTTTGTTGGATCGTATTCTTCCACGGCCTTTTCTAGAGCACGTTTAAGGATTGAAGCCTCGTATTGAGTCGGTGGCTTTTTGTCAAACACGCTCTGAATCTTGGCCTTTGCGATAGCATCAGAGCGCGGCATAAGCGTTTCCGCTTGCTTCATGTTTTGAATGCTGCCGCCTAGAATTCCATTCATCACGGCTCGCTGTTCTTCCATCTGCATTTCTTCGATGCGAGCGAGCGCTTGGTTCCTCAACGCCTCGCGCTGTTGGAGTGAATCCAAATTTGGCGCGTATGTATGGTTGCCGTTAGCGTCTTTTGCATCCAGCGAGTTGATAACCATTTCAGGCTCGTTGATTGTGTCCATTTGGACAATCAACTCCTCCTTTGCGTCGTTGAGATTATCGACTTCAAGCTGGTAGTCGGCTGGCTTCATTGAGTCGCGGGCTGCATCAAGATGTCTCTCCAACTCTGCTAAACTTTGCATGGTGCGCGAGCCTTTGGCGGCGAGTCTTTGTTTTTGTGTAACGTAAGTGTTATACAAATCATCCTTTTTGGTAGCTGCGATACGAGCCTTTTTCAAAGCCCCCGCTTGGCTGGTCATAGCGCCAGCGGAAACCGCATCATCAACGCCTTGATTTGCTGTATTGTAATCACGATTCACGACGGCTGTTTCTATCGCATCTTCCATCCTCTGCCCCGCTTGCTTAAACGCTTGCGCTTGCACGTTGATCGTCCCGCGAGTCGCCCAGTTTGAAAGCCTGTCGTTAAACTGCATTCTCGCTTCAGGCGTCAATTCAGCTTGATCGAATTGAGTCTTAATACCGTTCTGCAAACTCTGCCACTTTGGAAGCCACTGCTTTTCATCCTGCCCTTCTGGCGATTGCTGAAACGTCGCAAAATCCATCTGCGCTTTGTTCATCGCAAGGCTAGCTTCCGTGAGCTTGGTCACGTCATTTGCGCGCTTGGCCTTTTCTGCGATGTCGAAGGCCACGTTGCCTAAATTGCCAAGCGCCTTGCCCATGCTGGCATTTGTGACGGCTGGAAGGTCGGGCGTGCGGATCGTCTGGTTGCCCGTGTTAAGCTGCCCAGGGTCTTGAAGGATTGGAATGCGTGCCATAAATTACAGTCCTGCTGGACGTTGTGAAACTGTGCGCGGCTGGTAGCCCGCTGGTATTGTAGATGCACCACCCGCCGCTTGGGGCCGTGTTGACCACGATTGATAAGCCTGCCCGATTGTTGATCCAATATTGCCGATGGCCTGCCCTGTGGCATCCCTGCGTATTCCTGCGGCTGTTTGCTGCCCCATCTGGAGTGTGGACGTGCGCTGATAGGCAAGTTGCCGTTGAGACAACTGATTCACGTATTGCTGATCTGCTAGCTCTGTTTGCTGTTTGGCCCAGGTATCAGCTTCTAATGCAAGAGACGATCCAGTGCCAAGCATTGCGCCACTGCCGGCCATTGCCGCGAGTTGTGTCGCCCTTTGCCTGCGTTGCTCTTGCACAAGACGACGTTGGTTCTCTTGACCCTCAAGTGCCTGCCGTTTGCGCTCCTCGCCGATGGCGTCAGCTTGGGCCTGTGCGTTGTATTCGGCTTGTTTAGCTGCATTCTGAGCAGAGTCATACTGCATGTATGCAGACGTTCCACCTGCGACAAGCGACGTTGCAAGCGATGCCCAAGCCAAGACTGTTGGTGTAATCACATCATTACAAGGCGGACGCGTAGAGCAATGAATGCCAATAGGCCCGCCAGTATTTAGCGGGATGTAATCAAGATGGTCACGGTATCGCATAAATGGCCTGTGTGCTTGTATGTTCGGACACGCTCCAACCCTCAGAGTTGCGTAGAAACCTAGCAAGCGGAGTGCGGGTGTATATCCTGACTATCTTATAACTCAAAGGCACGTCATCGCAAGTTCTCAAATTTGAGAGAAAGGAAAGAATTGTTCGCCAGAGTATCGGCCAACCCTTGCGGCATTTTGCAAACGAGGTGCCAGGCTTAGTGAAAAGATTGTCTAGCGAGGCAATGGGACATCCAAACGCCAGATACACAAAGCACACGGCAAAAGGCCCGCTTTCATCCTCGACGATAAACCCGTTAGGACTAAGAAGCTGCGGGATTATTGCCATGCCGCGAGCTTTGGCCCACATCTCAATAAGCGGAAAGTCCTCTGAAGTATAAGCTCTAATGGTCATGTGATGATTTCCTATCAGTTCATCACGATTTGATATTAAAGTCAAGTTCCCGCGCCTGAAATGCCATCTGTAGCCACCTCGCATAGCATGGCTGTCACGTTAAACGGCCAAGGATGTCTGGATGCTACCGTAATATCAACAGCATCGCCCCAATCGCCAACGATAGACTGAGCTTTAGTCTGACCTGTTTTGACAATTCTAGTCGAACTTGTGTTTCGTAAAACAACTGAAGACAATGGAAATTCATCCATATCGTCATATTCAATGGCGGTAAAATTGCTGAAATCAGCCTCAAGAAAATTAGTGCCCTCAGTTGGTCGAAAAAACACGTTACCGTATTTTGACTGAAACAATCTAAATGAAACTCGGGAAATGCGCCACTTATTCATCTGCGCCGTCCCGCTTTGCGTGTTTACCTCAAAACGATTGGGCATTATGAATGCTGAATACGGAACTCCGACAACGTATGAACCTGAAGATATGTTTCCGCTTACCACGGCATTCCCGCTAGAAACAGTCACTTCAAATGGACTGCCATCAGAATTGAGTATGGTTTGACTGTTTATTAACGTCGTAAAAACAACCTTTTCGTCGTTTAAGTGAGTGCCGACATTAAATGTCGTTTGATTTAAACCTGCATTGTAAGTCCCAATCAAAATACGCCATGAATCGCTAAACGTGCCTGAATAGCTTTTATATGATGTCGTTAATTCACTTCCAACAATAGACTCCAACGAATAAAAATATGTGGAGCTGGAATATGATTCCATCAAAAACACTAACGAGTCTTTTGTGTCTGTATCGCTTGTGCCGACGACGCAGAGTCCTTCAATCTCTCGACTGCCGCTTCCAAAGTTGTGCCGATGCCAAGCCGTTACGTTGTTCTCTCGGTCATAAGTAAAGCCCGACAATTCGCCGCCAGCATGAACAAACCACAACGTCGGATCAGGACATTGACTGTAAACCATGTCCGTAATCGTGCCCGATGATGTCGGGATATGTTCAGCGAGCAAAGACATATTAGGCGCTGAATAACCGTCCTTTTCAAAGACATAGGCAAACTCACGGAGCTTGTCATCTCCGGTTAACCATAGCAAGCCATCGCCAGATAAGACAGGTTGCAACGGAGATGATCCATATCGGCTCCATCTGCGAAGCCTTGCGTTGCTTGGCGTTAATGCGCTGTCCTGATCGCCGCTATCCATTGTCCATTCTTCGCCAGTTGTGCCAATGACAAGCGTGCGTTTAAAGCTGGAAATCCATTGAATGCGATTGGCCTGCGTTGCTGCTAGCGTTAAATCCAATGCTGAAGTGTCCAGAGATCCAATCAGGAATGTGTAAAAGTCTGAAATTTGACTGCCCCAAATTCGAGTAGGATACAAATCGGTGCTGGCAAAGAATAGCCTGTTATCATGAAAAGCGCACGTTCTTGGATAACCGCGAGTTACAGAAAACGCACCCTTGCGCCAGACCGGAAAAGTAAAGCCTATGACTTCATTGGGAATCAGAGAATCAACGGCTAGCTTTGGAATGCCTCTGACTTGAGTTGTAGAGACGTAGCTTTGAATTTGAAAAGGAATGTCCAATTTGCCAGAAACCGGTTCAATGGTCATCCTTGACGAATTTGAATTTGTTCCCGTGCGAATGGCTACCATTCTATACCATCCGCCAGTGTTCGGAGCCTCTGCCGTATAGCTAATTGTTCCATCAAGAACGCCGCCAACTGACCATTCGCGAATGTTCGTGAAATTGATCCTATCAAGAGATTCTTGAAGCTGAATAATAGTTCCAGACGGCGCACTGCCAACTGCCCAGCTTGTTCGCGCAACGTAGGAGCCTTGAATAAAAATAGCCGCCGTTGTCGTCGTATCTGGAGCCGTTGCAATTGCTTCAGTGGTAATTCTTCCACTTGAACCTGGAGACAATAGCCAAGTGCTTCCAACTTCATCGGCGTCAAATACGGCAGAGCTGGAAATAAGCCTATAATCCGTAATCGTAATCAGCACCCATTGAGCACCAGTTCCCGGCCTATTAGCCGTAGATGAAGTGTGCGCGGTAATACAAAAGTAGTTACTGCCAAAATACTCAGTGATATCACCAGCTACATAACTTTGCCCAACATTCCACGACTGCTTGTAAATAGCTTTATCCCACTTTGCAGCGGTAAAAGTAACGTCTGAGTTAGCAGTCTTGCACCTGTAAAGATCATTCAGATACAAGACAAAGTTGCCCACTGAATAGCTTGTTGCCGACACCCAATCGTTTGCGTCGTATTCCAACATCATCGTCACCGCATCGCTTGGCGGATCAAGAGCGGGAGCGAACTGAAACGGCACGTCAGTAAATGACCAAGTGCCATCACTGGCGCGTGTAATGATTTTAGGATGCTTAGTCGCAACCGTCAGATACATCACGTCATTGAGCTGGATGTGATGAATGGCGCGGATTTCTGACTCTGTGTAATCCGTCGTTAGCGTTGTAACTAGAGTAAATGTTCCATTATCATAAGACCATACCTTTATGGCGTTTGTTTTGAATCCAAGAACGAAGTTAACATTCGACGATCGACGAAAGGCAATAAGTCGGAAGCAATTAGTAACGTCAGAATCTGACAATCCAAACTTAGTCCCAGGACGCTTGAACGCTCCGCCATAAGGACGCACAATGAAGTTTTCCAAGACTCTGCACCCAGTCGCGTATTTCTCCGAGTCCGTGCGCCCGTCCATGATAGGCGACATCTCGCCGCCGTTGAACACCGATTTGATCGTTTGGAATTGAGCCATGAGATTATTCAGTTATGCCGCCAGTCCAGTAACCGCCCATTCTGGCAGAGATGACTTGTGAATCGTTAAAGGGTGGAATGCGCCGCGCTTTGCCCTCGTTTGAGTCGCGAGCCTTAACAGGTGGCGCTACTGCCTTTTCATAGAACTGCCGCATTTGTTGAGCCTGTCCTGATGCGCCTTGTGTATCTTGTGCGATGCAAGAGGCAAGCAGGAATGAGAATGCCGTTACAAAATCAGCCGGATAATCGGTCACGTCTGTGATTCGCTGAATGTATTTAAGGTTGATCGTTTCCTCATCGGTAAGGATTAGCCCTTTCTCAACGGTAAAATCAGCGCCCGCATCTTCCATCTGCCCGCCGCCTGCATTGAGCGAAATTACGCGCAAGCAGTCAGCCGGTGGAGTGTGCTGAAAGTCCCAGTCAAACTGTGGAATGCCGACGACGCTGCCCGTGTCATTTGTGTAAGTGCCAGCAAACACTGATTCGTCGAGCGTAAAGTTATTGTTGTCGATGCGAGTCACATACCATTGGCCATTGGCTAAAGTGACGCCCACCACGTCCTTAACATAAACGCGATCACCAGTGACGTAACCGTGAGCCGTGAGTGTAATCT